CCGGTACGGTTGGGCAAAAACCTCCGCGCCGATATCCCTCAATGCAACGGCTCGCCGCTCTGCCGATGCTATATCCTGCACAAGCAGATAAACAAAGACCCGGTAAGGCTTAACGCCAGCTTCGTCCAACCGCCGAATGGCTGTTTCGACCTCGCCCAACACCGCGTCCGTATCGCAACTCATGCGGATAAAACGAATCCATTTGAGCCGCGCCAGCATCCCGGCAATCTCCGGCGTGATAAGTCGAGCATCAAGGCCCTGATTAAAATCCACCCGAACATCCTGACCGCCCATATCCGCGATTTGTTCAAGTCCGTGTTCGCAGGCTAAAACATTGTTGGCCATGAAAACGATATCCCGGCTGTCCGGGCGTTTGATCTCTCGCCACGTTCGATAAGGGCGAATCTGCCCTTCTTTTTTCGGTACGATGCACCAAGGGCAATGGCGTATACAGCCGCGCGTCAAAAAACCGATTGCATGTTTGCAATCCGGATAAATGGAGTAATCCGGGAACATTGCGTCGATTTCTTCCGGCAGCTCATCCATGATCCCATAACCCGTTCCACCCTTGATGGTATCAAGCGGCAAGTATGGATTTTCCGGCGTAAAGGTGAAAATCTTGCTACTATACACACGATCAAAAGTCAGCATTGGGTTCCACCATTCCACAATGTCCCCCCGTGCCTTGTGCCATGCGGATATCTTCATCAGCGCCAGATTGGGAAAGCCTGTTCTGTCGCTGTCATGCAGACCGATCAGCATCCGCTATCCCCTCCATCACATATAGCACGCATGGCAGCGCCATGCCGTTACCCCACATTTTGTAACGCGCACTGTCACTTCCTGATACACCAACTTCCCACCAATCCGGGAAGCCTTGCAGTCGGCAACACTCAAGCGGCGTAAACCTCCTGACAAAGTAGCGCCGCGCCTTTTTTAACCAATAGGCAATGTCGGGCACCGTGTTGTTCCCGCTTGGAGCGGCTTTGAGCGTCGGCGATACCGTTTCCGAGTAGCCGATTCCCCCGGCCTTTGCGCCCTGCCCGCCCAAAAATGCGCAGATCATCTGTTGATCGTGTGAGCACGTCAGTGTTCCGGCCGTATCGGTCATGTAAATCTGGTTGAGCTGGCCGTTGCCGACGGCCAATGCCGTGTAGTCTGTGACGCGGTTTTCGTGGTCTCCGGTTATCGTCGGCACGATTTGCCCGTCGCCGTTGCCTCGCGCGTCAAAGACCACCACGTTCCCGCCTTGGTTGCACTCCGGCGAACCGCTGAACGTGTCGAGCGTCCGCGCCACAGTCTGCTCGCGGAAACAGCTATCCGGCGTTCGGCTTTTCAGGCTGTTGCTATTTTCGCCCGTGATGTCATAGACCACGCCGACCGTCGCCTGATGCTGCGCGCCGATGCACGGACTTACTCGCCCGGAGATAGGGTCTTGTTGCAGATGGAACGCTCTACAGTCTCCACCAGTGCTTCCCACAGCATCAGCGGCAGCTTCTTTCCCCGCTTCTCGGCTCTGCGCAAAATTCCCTCGCAAGCCCTCGCGCTTAAAAAGTATTTCTCCGGCGCGTTGTCCTCTAAAATCTGCGACAAGGTAGATTCTCTTACGACGTTGGGGGACTCCCCAGTATTGGGCGTCCAGCATTCGCCAGGCAACCGAATAACCTTCTCCCACGACGCAACCGGCGTTTCTCCAAACAGGTTTTCTTGTCTTACCCCCCCACCCAGATTCAGGTACATCAGCTCCGTCGCCACCGGCGGCTTCGACGAACGCACGTAGGACGGCGAGGAAGTCCCGTCCCTGATTGCTTGATAACGCGCCCGGCACGTTCTCCCAGACGGCGTATCGTGGGTATTTTCCATGTGTAGCCTCCCGCATTTCCATGATGATCCGAATCGTTTCAAAGAAAAGGCTGCTCCGTTTTCCGTCAATCAAGCCTTTTTGCGTTCCGGCGACGCTCAAATCCTGACAAGGCGAGCCGAATGTAACGATATCCACCGGCTCGATCTCCGCGCCGTTGATCTGCGTGATGTCACCGAGATGTTTCATTCTGGGGAAGTTTTTCTGCGTTACGCGGATGGGGTATGGCTCGATCTCGCTTGCCCATACCGGCTCAATGCCGCAGCGCACCGCCGCCAGCGGGAACACGCCGATCCCGTCAAACAGGCTCCCCAGCCGGATCTCGCTCATATCAGCGGCGGCCCTGACGCTTTACGGTCAGGATGCCGTCCAGCGTGGTTGCCGTGATCCCCAGCCGCTGGGCCACGGCCACATCGTTTTTCATGCTTTCCGTGGAGATACTGCCGCACACCACCAGCACATGAGAGCGGCGGAGCAGGTCACGGCCCATGTCGATGCCACTTTTATGCTCCTCGGGAACGGCGTCGTTCAGGAAAAGCGGCTGATAGAGCGTGGGGCAGATGGGCGAAAAGCCCGCCTCATAGACAGCGCGGCAATACTTGGCGGCCTGCTCCGTCGCCTCGCAGGGATCGCCGCTCCACGCGGCGGTGATATACGCAAGGGGTCGTTTCATTTTGAAAGCCTCCATTTTTATAATGTAGTGGGTCAACCTTTTTCCCCCGCCCTTTTCCAATCTTGGAAAAGGGGGCGGCTCTGGAGGATATACCCCCGCCGCTTGCCGGAGAAAAAGCACAGCCGGGGCAGGCGGTCAAGGGCAAGGCCGCCGCACACGGCGGGGCGAAGCCCCCTTGACAGCCCACTCCCGCCTGTGCTCGATTACGGGCGGCGACGGGGGATATAACCCAAAGAGCCTGTCCTATCGGGGCAGCAAAAAGCCTCTGGTCATGGTGGCCAGAGGTCGTTACTTTTCCATATCCATTTTCTTGTCGGGCTTGGCAAGCTCGGGCGGCTGCCGCTCTTTCCAGTCCTCCAGCAGCGTCATGATCTGGTCTTTCATCTGCCGAGGCGTGGCCTCCTTACCAAAAAACTTTTCCAGTTCAGCGCCAGTAATAATCACGTCACGATCCTCCTTTTTCTTTTCTTCACACAAAATACCGTCGATCACGTCCGGGGAGAGCTTGTTTTCCTTGTCCAGCTCACGGAGCCGCTTTGCCTGACCCTTGGAGGGCGAAGCCTGCTGGCCCTCAATGGACACGGCAATATACTTCTGGTGCTTGGGGCGCACACGGGAAATTTCCACAGCCGGGGTGAAAGACAACTTTCCGTCATCCATCGTCTGCTTCAATTCCGGCACAAGATCATTGAGCCAGATATACCGCTGTACGGTTTTCACGCTCATGCCGTTGCGCTGGCCCACGCTTTCAAGAGAGAGCTTTCCAGCCTCGGCGCTGTCACCACGCGCTCCCTGATGCTTGATGGCCTCATACTGCATTTTCAGGGACATAGCCTTTTCGCTGGGCAAAATCGTTTCGCGCTGACGGAGGTTGTCATCCGTCATAGCGAGAATGGCCTCGTCATCCGTCATATTGCGGACGATACAGGGCATATTGCGATACCCGGCAAGCTGGCTGGCCATCTGGCGGCGGTGGCCCGCAATGATCTCATAGCCGCCGCCCTCACGGGGACGCACCAGCGCAGGCTGGTTGACGCCGCCGTTACGGACGCTTTCCACCAGAGATTTCATTTCCGCATCGTCACGGACACCGAAAGGATGATCCTTGAACGGGTGCAGGTCGGAAAGGTCAAGATAGACGATTTCCTCTTTCTCGGCGCGGGTAGCGTCACGGGGCGTAGGCGGTACTTCCGGGGCCGGGGGCGCTGCCTTTTCCTCGGGGGCTGCATGGGTTTTGCCAGCCTTGGGCGGCTTGGTCTGCTCCGGGGCCGCTTTTTCCGCCTTGGGCGGACGGCCACGGCGGGGCTTTTCCGCTTTTACCTCTTTCTTGGCCCCCGGCTCGGTGGGCGTGGCTTTTTCGGCTTTTGCAGGGCGGCCCCGTTTGGGCTTGGGCTTCTCCGGCTCTGGCATGGGCTTTTCCCATTCCCGCTTGCTGTACTCGGTGACGGAAACGGACGGGGCCTCCGTCTCCTTGGGGATGTCCGGCGGAGCGTCCTTTTCCGGCGTGGAACGCATCGCGGAAAGGTCAATCACCTTTGCGGACGGAGCGGGGCCGCCGCCCACATCAGGGATTTCGGCCTGCTCCATTTTTGGGGCCTTCCTTGGCATTTCAGGCGGAGCCTGTTCCTCCGTGGTAGGGGGATGCTTGTTTTCTTCTGCCATGACACGAATAACCTCCTTGACAAGAATTTAGGCCATGCCGCACGGCTGGCCCATATCGGCACACAGAGAAAACGCTGTCTGCATACAAAAACACCGCCTATGTCCTGTTAGGCGGTGCATTGTGTAAGGCTTGGCAGCTCATTTTCAGTTGTTTTTCTCTGTGTGCCCTTGTCAAGCGATGTTTGGAGGAAGACAGACTTATCTCTTCGAAGACGAGGATCAGTGGTTTGTTGAAGCAAAGAACCTCCATGTATAGGAGATATGCCATTGAAATATCTATCACGCAATGACCTCGAAACTATCGGCGGGAGAGTCATCGAAGCATATAAGAGACTTCCGGCTATATCAGGCCAAGCGCTGGAGCGAGTAGATATCGACTTCCTCTGCCAAGAGCTTCTGGGGCTTCGTATCGATTACGCTCGGCTATCTCTGAACGGCGAAAAAATCGGCCTGACATCTTCTTGCGATATAGGCGTCGAGGTATTCCCCGAAGATCCAAGCTCCACGGAAGAACAGTATTATATGCTTGATGGAAAAACCATTTTGATTGAAAGTGATCTTATGAAAGAGGGTGCCAATATAGGCCGAAGGAACTATACCGTTTCCCACGAGAGCTGTCACCATATTCTGAAAATGCTGTTTCCGCACGACTACGGAGCCCAAGCAAGCGGGCGTTCCATTCACTGTTGTTACAGAAGCAACAGAGGAAATGGAGATTGGGAGGAATGGCAAGTTGAAACATTGGCTGCCATGATTTTACTTCCGCCCGAATGTGTAGTTCGAAGCATGGAGAGATTCGGTCTTGGAACCCAGATGCGCCTTCTAAACCGAGTATTTGCCCCTGCCGATTACAAGAAGTTCGAAGCGATAGCATCATTTATGGGTGCATCTAAAACAGCGTTGTCCATTCGAATGACGCAGCTTGGACTTCTGAAAAGAAATGATCTTTTCGACCCCTATAGTTTGGTTCGAGTCGACATGGATGAGGAGGACCGTATGCTATGAAACCTAACTCGTATGAAATCAAAGTTGTAAAGCGTTGCCCGAAATGCAACTGGCGCATTTTTGATAAAGTGACTCCCACTTCGGGCATCATTGAGTTGAAGTGTCCCAACTGTCGAAAGATTGTTGAGATAGACCTGAGTTATCGTACCCCTATCCGCAGGAGAGCTACCTACTACCGAGCATCCTGCCATACTTACACATAAGAGTAAACGACAACAGAATAAGAAAGCTGATTGCACCGAGCCACGGGTCCTTAGATAAGGAAGTCTATGAGACACCAAATTGCCGGGCATTGAGAAGAAAAGGTTACTGCAAAGTGTACCTATCTTCTTGATGCCCGGCTTTTTTGTGCTGTTGCCCCCCTAACGGAGGTAACAATGCTGACTGGTTTTTGGGAACCCTATATCGCTCAATATCCTTGATCTCCGATTTTTTGAACCTCACCAAATTCAAAAAATCAAAAGGAGATCAAAAAATGTCCGAAAAAGTTTATGTTCTCAATGTTTACAATACCATGACCGGCCAATACGAACTCATCCAAGTAACTAAGGAAGTATTTCAGACTTACAGGCGAACGAAACGGAATATCGAAGATAGCACGGAACGCTTTTTTAAGCATGAGACGCAGATGAGTTCGCTGATTGGCGGAGAAAATGATGGATACGAGCGGTTCCACGAGTTTATAGATTATGACAATACGCCCGAAAATCAAGCCATTGAGGAGATGGTATTCCAGTCCTTGCATAATGTTCTGGAGCTGCTTCCTCCGAAAGACTACGAGCTGATCTATGAACTTTACTTCAAGAACCACACCGAAAGGGAATGCGCTCAGAGGCTGGGGATGTCTCAGCAGGCCATCCATGAGCGGAAGAAGCGCATTTTGAAAAAAATCAAAAATAATTTGGACGAGGAGGGTTGTTAAGATACCTGTTTTCTCCCGTATACATGCGAGAAGAAAAATCTCTTCTTGTGAACGTTGAAAACTGAATATCCGGCGACTGATAACGTCAGTCAGCGGGCCCCCGACGAAGGGGAGCAGCGATGCGGCGGGTGCGCCAAGACCCACCTGTGCGGAGAACTCTGCATAAAAGACGGCCTACTAAGGTGACCGAGCGGTACCCACCCAGCCCAAAGCAGCTTTGGCAAGCTGTCTCGCGATGATACCGTTGACCTGTACTCACTGTCCAGCCACAGACTCAAGCAATGGGGGCAGCTCGGAGAGATCCTCGGAGGGGTGAGATTCCCGGAGGGTGGTGCCAGCCACTGGTCAGTTTAGCCGCCCACGATCCGGGGAGTAGTGTCGAATAGGATCATTAGAAAGTAAGAACACAAATACGGCGGGAGCCGAGCCATACCATGGGAATGCAATATTCTTTCAACCAATGGACGGCTCCCGCCTTTTTGATGGTAGAAATGTGCGGATAAGTCTTGTCCTTAGATTTCTATCATCTATATTTTTGAAAAGTGACAACAACTGCGACATAATTATATTGAAAAGTTGCTCTTTGCAATGCGTACTACATGGAGCAGGGAAACGACAAAGGCAGTGGACTATACCGTAGTCCGCTGTCTTTTTCGCTGCCATAGATACAAAACCAACTACATCAAGGAGGTAACACCATGCTGTCAAACAAGAACACCAAAAACGCCAATTTCCTTTTTATTGCTGATATGCTGAAGGATCTCCTTGCGCAGGAGTTGATCACAGAAAAGGAATATGCCAGGGCGAAAAAGTATTATATGAAGCTTACCGGTGCAGATATCGTATTAGCCCGCTGAAAATTGTGTATAAGGTCAATTTTGCGCTGTTCCAATTGTTTTGGTAGCTATTCAGAATAGTTATCAGTATAATGTGGTTTGCCAAAAGTGGTTGGTATCATATTATGATACCAACCAAAAAACGAGAGAGGAGGACACCGAAATGCCTGAAGTACGGCTCATCACCCCGATCACAAGACAGAACACGAAGAAGATGCAGGTTGCAGCTTACTGCCGAGTGTCTTCCAACTCCGCTGATCAGCTCAACTCCTATGCCGCACAGATCCGAGCATACAAAAAATGCATCGGAGCACGCGACGATTGGGAACTGGTGGACATCTTCGCCGATGAAGGGCTCACTGGCATGAAAAGCGAAACCCGTGATGAATTTCAGCGGATGATCCGCATGTGTGAGCTCAAGCAAATTGACCTGATCATCACGAAGTCCATCTCCCGCTTCGCACGAAACACAAAAGACGCTCTGGCCTATGTAAGAAAGCTCAAGCTGTTGGGCGTGGGCGTTCAATTTGAAAAGGAAGGCATCTCGACGCTGTCTATGGGCGACGAGATGCTTCTTAATACCTTCTCTGCTCTGGCACAGGAGGAATCACAGTCCATCTCCATGAACCAACGTCTCTCAATCGTCAAGCGCATGGAACTTGGCGAGTATGTGGACAGCAACGCCCCTTACGGATACCGGTTGGTCGACAAGGCATTGGCTGTGTACGAGCCGGAAGCTGCTGTTGTGCGGGACATTTTCGACCTGTATTTGCGGGGTTTCTCCATCAGTGAGATTGGCAGAGAATTGAAGAGTCGCAATATTCCTACCAAGGCCGGCAAGGAGAGCTGGCATCCGTACCGAATAGCCTATATGCTGAAAAATGAACGGTATATCGGCGATAGTTTCTATCAAAAAACTTACCGTGAAACAACGGTCCCATTCAACCAGCATATCAACCGCGGACAGGAAGATCGCTTCTATGCCAAAGGAACACATCCCGGTATCATTGACAAGGATGTGTTCAATGCTGTTCAGCAGCTTATCCAAAAACGCAAGGAGACTTTCTCCAGAACAACTACCCAAAATATCTATCCGCTTACAAGCCGCATTCAGTGTTCTGAGTGCGGCTCTTTCTATCGGCGAAGGAGTGTGTCGGGTACTGTGAAGTGGGTATGCGCCCTTCACAAAGATGACAGCACAGCTTGCGATTCTCACTATTATAGCGAAGAACGGATCTATGACGGCTTTATCACCATGGTGAACAAGCTGCGGTTCTCTGAAGATAACATCCTCGGCCAAGTCATCAGCCGGCTAGAGATGACGCTGGCAGCTATGAAGCGGAACAATCTGGTTGCGCGCGATTTAAGCAATAGTATTGCCGAGTTGAATGCGAAACTGCTCATGCTCGAACAGCTCCGATCCAAGGGATACCTCGCCCCTGAAGTTTATCAGGCACAAGCCAATGAGATCGGTGCAGAGCTGGCAAAGCTCAAGGATGTCAGGCAGGAAAAGTTTAATTCAAAGGCTGCCTCCATGCTCGAGGAAGTCAAGAAATTAAAAATGCTCATCTTCGAACTGGAAGAACCCCTTGAGGCATTCGATGAGAAACTCTTCCTGGAAATCGTGAAGTCCATCCAAATCAATAAAGAGGATGAAATGTCCGTAGAATTCCTTGGCGGACTTCGATTCAAGGAACGCATATAGGAGGCAGTCATGAAAAAGACGCGGTATATCCCATATGGATACACAATGCGCAATGGCAGAACCGTCATCTCAGGAGAAGAAGCGGAAGTTATCAGAGAGATTTTCAATTCGTATCTGAACGGAGCTTCCTTGAAGGCAATTGCGGACGAGTTGACCGACCGCCAAATCCCCTATACGCAAAAGACTGCCATATGGGACAAAGCCCGTATTGCAAGAATCATCGATAACGCCGGATATACAGGAACAGAAGAGTATGATCCCATCATAGACGAAGATATGTATGAAGCGGCAGTCAGCCTGAAAACAGCTCGGCAGTGCAAAGCCTGCGAAAAAGAAAATGATGCCATCGGCCTGCTCCGCGACTTCGTTCGGTGCGATAACTGCGGTCAGCCGATGAAGCGTCGTGTCAACGCGAAGCATCGCATTCGAGAAAGCTGGAACTGTACCAACGACGAATGTGGCATCAGAGTCCACATCAGCGATGCCCAGCTCATCGAAACCATTATAGTCCTCATCAATCGGATTATCCTCAATGACCAGCTGCTCCAGCCGAAGCCCAAGAAACGGTATGAGCCAGATGCGAAGGTCACCAAGGTAGGAAATGATATCGCTCTGGAGCTGGAGCGTGACGCTCCAAACGAGGAGTTCATCATCGAAAAGACCATCGAGATGGCAGCGCTCATGTACGAGCAGAGCAATGCCAAGTTGAACCTCACAGTATCGCTCGCAAGAAAGCTGGCACAAACGATGGTCACGCAGGATGAATTCAATCGAGATTACTTTACCGCCCTCGCCTCATACATCACACTCGGTGAACAAGGCAAGGTGGTACTTCATACTAAGACAGAAACGGAGGTTACGCTGGACGATGGAAGTAGCGAAAATTCCTAAAAAAATCGTCACTGTCATAGAGCCAAAACGCTCCATGACAGTAGACAAAGAAAAATACAGGCAGAAGAAGGTTGCCGCATACTGTCGTGTCTCGACAGACAGCGAAGAGCAGCTCGTCTCCTACGCCAACCAAAAGAAGGTGTACACCGAGATGATCGCCAGCCGCAAAGATTGGTGCTTTGCAGGTCTCTTCGCTGACGAGGGTAAGTCCGGCACAAGAGCCGACAAGCGTCCCGAGTTCAATAAAATGATCAACGACTGTCTGGCTGGAAAGATCGATTACATCATCACCAAATCCGTATCCCGCTTTGCGAGAAATACGGTAGACTGCCTCGACTATGTCCGAATGCTCAAGTCCAAAGGCATCGGCGTCTATTTTGAGGAGCAGCAGATCGACACACTCAAGACAGACAGCGAGCTGTATCTGGTCATCTATGCTGGCTTCGCACAGTCCGAATCCGAAAGCATCAGTAAGAACATTACTTGGAGCGTTCGCAAGAAGTTCGAGGAAGGAACACCAGTGTTCATATACAAGCGGTTCCTTGGCTATAAAAAGGGTGCTGACGGTGAGCCTGAGATCGTACCGAGTGAAGCGGCCATCGTGGAACGTATCTTCAATCTCTATCTGGCTGGAGAAACCGTGGACAATATTTCCAAGATGATGCAGGCTGAGAACTATGATATCCCCGGCAAAACCATCAGCTTTAGCAAGGGCATGATCATGAATATGCTCTCCAACGAGCGATACTGCGGAGATGCGATCCTGCAAAAATCCGTCACCGTTGACTGCATCGAAAAGAAGCGGAAGAAGAACACCGGAGAAGCTCCAATGTACTATGTTCAGAATAACCATCCAGCCATCATCGACAGAGTGACCTTCAACAAGGTTCAGGAAGAGCTGGCCAGGCGAAAAACGAAAACGCCAGGCTCTGCAAAGAGTTCTATCACATCCACCGGAAAGTATTCTCGCTACGCCCTGACCGATGTGCTCATCTGTGGCAACTGCGGTACCCGTTACCGCCGCGTGACATGGTCAAGAAATGGTACCAAGCGCATCGTGTGGCGCTGTATCAGCCGACTGGACTACGGCAAGAAATATTGCAGCGATTCCCCCACCATTATGGAGGACAAGTTGCAGGAAGCCATCGTTCGAGCGGTCAACAAGTTCAACAAGCAGGATAACGCCACCTATAAGGCACTCATGAGAGCAACCATCAGCGAAGCACTCGGCCTTAATGGAGATCCGGAAGAAGTAGATATGTTGGAGCGAAAGATCGAAGCCTTAAACAATAAGATGCTGGCCCTTGTCAATGAGAGTGTCAGTTCTGGCGATGGTATCGAGGCCCACGAAAGCGAGTTCATGACACTGTCGCAGGAAGCAGAACTCCTCAAGCAGCGTATAGCAGCCATTCAGGAAAGCACCGCCAAGGATAACGGTGAGCAGAACCGTCTCGAGCAGATTCAAGCTATCATTGCCGAACGAGAAAGTAAGTGCATGGAGTATGATGATTCCATCGTCCGCCAGATGGTAGAATGCATTAAGGTCTATCCCGGCGGCAAGCTGGAAATCATCTTCGGTGGCGGTTACCTTGTCGAAGAATCCGTCTAAGCGTAGGAGATTGAGGGATCATCCCTCTTTCTCTTTCTTTATTTCATCGTGGATGTTCTTCTGAATCGCATCGAGAAGGGCGACCTTTTGCTCTGTTGAACATTCCAACCTTGAGATGTAATTATAAATCAACTGTGCATGGACAGTTGCAACGCGCTTGGCAAGTTCCTCCTGACTTTCCTTTGAGCGCAGCAAATGAATGATTACTTCCATAGGATCTCCTCCTCATCAGGCATAAGGCCGGATGCATATCGGTAAGGTAGTCAGCACACAATGAAGTATGGGATCATCGCAGACACGACGCCTTTTAATGTCTTTATTTATTGACAATTATAGATATATCGTCTATAATAACAAGCACAAAGACGATGTAAGGTGGTGTGCAGAATGGGACGAAAGAGTGTTGCTGTGCTGCCGCAGACGCAGGCGATTTTAGAACAGCTGGGAGAACAGATCAAGCTTGCCAGATTACGGCGGCATCTGTCTGCCGAATTGGTTGCGGAAAGAGCTGGTGTGAGCCGAGCCACAGTGTGGAATGTTGAAAAGGGAAACCCCTCTGTCGCGATTGGGATCTATGCCGCAGTTCTGCACGCACTGAACAATATGGATAAAGACCTTCTGCTCGTTGCAAAGGATGATGAGCTGGGGCGTAAACTCCAAGACCTTGAACTTACCACGCGCAAGAGAGCACCACGAAACGGAGGTGATTGACCATGGCATCAAACCAAATAACAATTTATGTCTATGAGAGCTTCCAATCTACAGAGCCAAACTTCCTGGGGACGCTCTTCGTGGAGAATGTCCGCGGCCGTGAAAGCTGCTCCTTTGAGTATGATGCTGACTGGTTAAAAAGCAGCACAAACTACATGTACCTCGACCCGGATCTTCAACTGTATGCCGGGCGGCAGTATCCCACCGGTGCAAAAAATGTGTTCGGCCTTTTCGCTGACTCCTCCCCCGACCGCTGGGGTCGCCTGCTGATGACGCGTAGAGAAAGAATACTCGCTGAACAGGAAGGACGGAAGCCTCGAAAGCTCTTAGACAGCGACTTCCTGTTGGGCGTCTACGACGAGACGCGGATGGGAGCGATCCGCTTCAAGCTGGACAAAGACGGTCCGTTCCTTTCGGATGATTCGGAAACCCCGACGCCTCCCTGGACCAGCTTGCGAACGCTGGAGGAGGCTTCCCGCCAATTCGAAAACGATGAGTCCGGTCTCGAGCAGAAATGGATCAATCAGCTTATCAAGCCCGGCTCCTCGCTGGGTGGCGCTCGTCCGAAGGCCACCGTTCTGGACACAAGCGGAAATCTGTGGATCGCCAAGTTTCCGTCCAAGCACGACGATGTCAATGTTGGCGCATGGGAAAAGGTCACCCATGACCTTGCAAGACTTTGCGGCTTGGATGTTCCCGAGTCCATGCTGATCGACTTCTCCAAGTACGGAAGTACCTTCCTTGTGCGAAGGTTTGACCGCAATGGTGCTGCGCGGATTCATTTCGCGTCCGCCATGACAATGCTCGGAAAAACGGATGGGGCATCGGCAGCGGACGGCTCCAGTTATCTTGAACTGGTGTCCTTTATCAAAGCCAACGGCGCTGCTCCCAAGAGAGATTTAACAGAGCTATGGAAGCGGATCGTGTTCAATATGGCTGTTTCCAATACGGATGACCACATGAGAAATCATGGCTTTATCCTCAAGGCGGATGGTTGGCACCTCTCACCCTTGTACGATGTAAACCCCGTCCCAGAGGGTGACGAGCTGTCCCTCTGCGTAAACGAGGACGATGCGACGATCTCCCTCGACCTTGCGCTGGAGATCGCACCGTATTGTGAGATCAGCACCAAGGACGCAACTGCTATGGCGGCGGATGTCCTGAAAACCGTCCGAGATAACTGGAATCGTCTGGCAACAGAATGCGGATTAAGCCGGAGCGCACAGGAATATATGCGGCCGGCCTTCTCGCTGGCTCTTGAATAACACAGCTTGATTCACCATCGGATCTCCCTTCGAGCAAGGGGGATCTTTTTTTGCCAGTCACAAGCCAAAGAGCATTCCGCGTGTGCTATTCCTCAAGGACAGGATCATCTGCAAGCGGTTCTTCATTTTCCTCTACGAAATCATCTGCTACCGCAACCTTCCCAGAATGCAGCTTCGTCATTCGTAAGGTGTACTTGCATTTTCGGTTATATGCAACAAGCATAGCTTCGGCATAGCCGAGAGAGCCTGCACCGCGCTCTTTAGCAATGCGAGAAAGCTGACGAACAGACATGAAGCCGACCTTTTCCTTAAAGGTTTCATCACGAAGCTGATCGCCAAATGCCACGACCATCTTTGCAACGCCAGCCAATACATTTGCACCGAGAGAGTCGATATCTCCCTCCCATGTACCAACGCAGAGCCGCAAAGTTCGGTCAAGCACATGGTAACCATATTTGGTGTAGATCCGCTCCAGCGTAGCAACCGCACAGATCATGCCATATGCTTTGGTCGGCCCGATAGAAAGAGAATAGGATTCTACCAGCCGCTTAATAACAAGCTGCTGTTCATTTCCCGCTTCGATATTTGCCATGAATATCTCGTAAGGCTTCAGCGGCCGCACATGCTTCATCTGATTTGCAAAAATGTCCGCTTCGTTCTTGTAATCTAAGCTGTCATAAATCATGCACCAAACAGGAGTCTCTCTTGAACCAGACACAGTGGCAACGATCTCTATGGTGTGCTGACCATTAAAGACATAGTTGACACCATCACGACGGCTCACCTTTACCGGGTTGATTTGGTTCAGGTCGAAATCCTCGATGGCTTTTTCAACCTGAGCCTGAGACAATGGCCGCTGGTATTCCTGATTAGATACGAGATTTTTGATCGGGATCTGCTCGAAGTGGACATTCGGAACAAATCTGCTGAAGTCTTGCATTAGTCTACCTCCCTGATATCTGAGAGCATCTCGGACACCTTCTCCTGTAGTGATAGCAGTGCTTCCTCGAGTCTGCTTTTTGCGCCCGTGGATGCAGCATTCATGTCCGCATTGTTTCTGGCTCTTTCAATGGAACTGACCCACGACGGAACTGTAAGAGTCAAACCGGCGATTTCAGCATCTGGATCGTGCATAGGTGTAATTTTGATAAGTGGTAAAGTCTCCTGCATAGGTTCGACTGGCTCCTCGTCTGTATCAGCAAATTCTTTTCGCGTATCACTATAACTGGTGAAGGGGTGTTGCAGGTCCTCAGGTTTTGACCCAATTCGCCTGATCTCTTCCGGCGGCATTTTCGAAAGGGCCACAAGGTTCTCGTGAGATATTTTGAAAGTGCCAGAAAGCACTTTGCCAGGAAGTTCGGGGTCTGCCTGTCCAACAACGTCTAATGCCTTACTGAAGATCGCATACTTCTGCACAGATCCAGTAGATACATTGTATTGAGCGCTGAACTTCTGGGCTGTGCGCCGAAAAGTATCGCCTCGCTCACCCTTGTTTCTCCGCTTATACTGGTTGAACCCATTGATGTTGGGCGGATGCTTACGCGCTACTTTCTCAAGTTCATACTGCTTTCCAATGAGATATCGTCTGGTTTCCTCCGTGATATTTCGGCGGCCGAGCTGATTGCTGCAGATCCAGACAATCGCTTGCTCTCGGTTCTCAAATGGCATCTCTCGTATAGCATAGGGAATGTGAAGTCGATTGCATATCTCGTAACGGTTATGACCATCAACAATGATGTTATTCCATGTGATGATCGGCTCTCTGCAACCGTCTACTGCAAGATTTACTTCGAGTTGAAGATACTCATCTTTCCGTAAAGGTCGAATGAGCGTCTTAAATTCCGGGTCGATCTCCAACACCGCAAATCCTTTATCCATCGTTGGGAGGTCTCCTCTCATTTTTCTTTAAGGTTTTCATGGAGAAATAGGCTACTCTGTTTGCAACATCCACCTCTCCGCTCATACGATAACTGTATTGGAAGTCGAGAGTACCAATCATGTTGACCAAAGCACACAGGAGTGTATTACTGTAGAACTCAATAGAATAATGGCGTGATGTTTGAACCAACTTCACTCGGTTGGAGGTGCCACCAGCGAGGGGCCGATCTGAGCCAAGTACAGCAATGAACATTTCTTCTGGATTGACCAGAAATTGAACATATTGCGGATTCCCCATTTTGTTCAGGGTGGACTTATGTATGCGAAAGCGATTCCACTTTAAGTCAATGGTCATGATCGCGCTGTTATCCGTACTACCCATTTACACTCCCCTCCTGCACAGGTACCTCTGGTTGATATGCGGTATGGACTGATGTGACATTTTCCACGGATGCCGTGGAGGATACAGAGCTATCCTTGATTCCATAAATCGCGTATCCGTCAAAGATATTGATCTGCAGAGATTTCTGGTGTTCACGATAGGGCAAACCGAACTGATCCTTCCAACCGGCTGGGAATACAGGTGTACGCGCAGTCTTGGGCTTGCCTCCGTCTTTTGCAATACGCTGATAAATCTCGGAGGCGTTCAAGTCGAATACAATCAGATACTCATCATTAGCATGGATGACCTTGCCAATCAGCTTGTACCTGTAATCAATATTCCAGTCCATCAGCTCAAAGAGCTTTGCAAAGAAGAACTTACCCGTCACCTGACGGGGCCTCCTCTTCCCACCAGATGTGTTGCACCACGCGAATGCGTCTCGCTCTGACTCGGCGCAAGGGCGTAGCGCAAGAATGTGCGACTCTCGATTGATCAAGAGTTGGACACAGTCTGCATGGGGAAACTTGTTCAAGCAAGCAGTATTGACATAAACTTTGTAATTGTTGAAGGTGATAGACGGCTCGAAAGTATGAGCGAAGAACTCCCTACGAACCACCTGATACCCATCAAAATCGAAGTCGTCACTAAGTTCGATCACATCGCCTGGTGCCGATGTGTCGATTGTCATTGGCGTGTCCGCATCCTCCTTAAAGGTAATGGTAGTTTCATCATCGATATTGCCGAATTGAGTATTCTGCAGCATCGGTGAGATGAAAGAAACCTGATTCTCTACTTCCATTCTGCTCTCCTTTCATTCGTCTCTGACAAGATTCAGCGCATCTCCAATCTGGCGTAGGCTCATGCTGAGATAGCGACAAAGCCGTCTGAGCTGTTCCGTGTTATACTCTGCCATGATCACATCCTGCTCGGCTTCGGACAAATCAGAAAAGCATCTGTTGACATGTATACCATCACGAACCACGCGGTAGTACACTCCATCAAGATTCCGAAAGATTGGAATATCGTTTTTTTCAGGCATTAAAATCCACCTCTTCCATCTGCTTTATGGGGGCTAATTGCTCTGCTATGAATCGCTGCATTTCATCAAACTTGGTGACTTGAAGCTTCTCACCGGTTTCAAAGAGTTGGCCTTCCAGCCAAAGCTTCCATGCATCTTCACTTTGTAATTCCGGTGAAGATGAGGTAAGTCTGTGAGAGTAAAAGTCACTACCAAACCTGTCTGCCAGTTTCTTAGGAACTGCCCGAATACGCTTTCCTGATACGGAGAGAGGAGAAAGCTCACCGTCGCCGCTGATGGGAGAATCTGTCCCCGTCATGAGATAGGACTGGATAAAAATCTCAGGTTCACTCAAATCAAATAGGAACACCGAATCTCCTTCGTTTTGGAGGAGTCTACCATAGGCCCTGAACTTAAAATCGGTTTCCCAATCGAGCAGTTCGAATAGGGTTCCACCAAATGCGGTACATGGTATCTCTTTGGCATAGTATTTTCCATCGTCAGGTCTTGACCACTGTACGCACTGGCGAGAATCCTTAGAGGCGCGACGAACAGCGAGCTTCCGCAATCCCGGATGAATCAGCAGTTCAACTTTATTGTCCTTCCCAAACTGCCTGACGCAATCTGTGCTGAACTTGATTTGTTTGCTCTGAAATAAGACATACGGTCTTTTGTTCGCATCAAAGAGAGATGAATTCGTAACTTCAAAGCCGCGCAAATCAAAATCTCCAGCTGCCACCTCGAATGTGGCGTCACCCTCTGCAGGCTGTCCGTAATATGTATCGTCCGTGTAGACACTCATAGAAGCCTGTAAATAATCGGCTGCCTTGAAACCTGCCCACTTAGGGCTAATCGTGACAAATCCTTTTAGAACGCCAGATCCAATCACTCGAAGCTCCGGCAGAATAGACTTTCCGCCGTATTTCGCATTATTGATCATGTGCTGAACGGCTATATAGTCATCTCTCGACACGATTGCCTCGTGTTCTCCTTTATACAGGCTCTGCTGCCGTTCCCCTCTGTTTTTCTTGGACTTATGGCTGATCACATCAGGCGTGAATGTCTTTCTTGTGAGAACATCACCACAATGCCGCTCATTCCTCAAGACCTGAATTACGGTGCCGGAAGTCCACTTGGAATTACCAAGGAATGTCCTCTTACCAAGTGCCTCGAGGGTTTTTGCAATATGCGATGAAGAATATCCGGACAGATACATGTAGAATATGAGCTTCACGGTCGGCGCTTCGTCCGGATTGATCACCAACTTGCCGTCAGCATCATGGGAATAGCCCAACAGCTTGGGTGTCAGAGGAAGTCCTCCATTCAACCGCTGAGCAAGCGAAACTTCCATACTGCGGCTTCGAATGCGGGACTCGTTTTCCGCAATGGAAGCCAAAAAAGACAGCGGCATGTTTGTATCCTCGTTCAACGAGAAGATGCATTCACTCTCGAAGAAAACGCCCACTGGATTGCGGAGCTCCGCAAGATTCCGCACCATAGTAATACAGTCAACGGTATTTCTGGCAAGGCGAGAAACCGATTTAGTGATGATCAAGTCGATTTTTCCGGCTCTGCTGTCAGTGAGCATTTGGTTTAGCTCAGCGCGGTGTTTTGTCGAAGTGCCCGAGATTCCTTTATCGGCGTAGATCTTTACAAGCTTCCAATTGGGATGCTTCAAGACGAACTCTTCATAATAGTTCTTCTGAAGTTCATAGGAAGTTTCCTGACCGAGATTATCAGTTGAAACTCGGACGTAGACCGCAACACGCTGATGGACATCTGCATCGTAGAAGTCGACCTGTTTCTTTGCCGGATAGATGACATCTGGCTCTCTTCGATTCGAGTATCGCTTATGTACTTTCTCACGTTCTGCTTGGTCGGCTGCTTTCTTTGCTGATTTACTCATGGAGAGCACCTCTCATATCCAGCTCGTCATCAGGCAAGATTTTCCAGCCGGATGTTGGGAAGAAATAGGGCTCCCGAAGGTCATCACGATAATATGAGGCCAAAGTGTATAGATCTTCTGATATGAAGTAGATGCCAACAGGAGGCTTGCGAGCGGCGAGTATTCTTGCACAAATCGTCATTTCTTGGGCATCTCTGGACACATTGCTGACCTTCTGTGTGATTATGAGATCGACTTTCCCAGCATCGCAGTCAGACAGGAGTTCAGACCATGCTGTAGAGTTCTCCATATACGGAGCGGTCGATCCATTGTCAATATAGAAACCTACAAACTCCCACATAGGATACTGAGACAGCGTAGCACGAAAAACCTCTTTGTTACGTTCGAGATATTCCTCGTCTCTATATTTCGTCTGGTTGAAAAAGCGGATGTACACTGCAACTTTGAATGGGGTTTTGGGATTAGGTGTTTCATGGCGAATGCTTTTCAACCACTGCCTGTGCTGTGCCACAAGAGGAGATACCAAGTTTTCTCCCAGGCACAGGTCAAAAGAAGGGTGTTCCGCCTCATCGTTTTTTTGCTCGACGCCTAATGGCAGCAGTTCTGTGTTTTCCATGTTTCCCTCCGGCATTTGGGCAAGCCCTTTTGGGTGAATTATAGGGAAAATGCTAAAAAATAAGAAGATACCATAGGTCAGCATCTTGACCTATGGTATGGAAATGACAAAAAAATTATCGGATTGGTCACCCAATCCGATAATTAATCATTATTCTGTTTCTTATGCATGGAGGCTTTGACCTCTCGGACAATCTTTAAGATGGTTTCCATCTCACTGGCCGAGCAGTCTTCAAGGAGCTCCGCAAACTCACCTTGATAGATTGCTTTGACCTCCGGTACATCTGGGCGGAGCAAATAGTCTGCAGATACCTGAAGAGCTTCCGCCACTTTGACGAAAGTCTCAAGTTGCATCCCCGTTTTTCCTCGTTCGATGTTGCTAATCAGCGGCAGTGAAACAGAAGCTTCGACTGCCAAATCCGCTTGGCTCATGCCTCTGCTGATTCGAACAGCTTTGATGCGTGAGCCGACCAGCTTCAGATCTTGTTGTTCATACATGACCAGCTCACCTCCCCTTCGCCGGATATAAGCTAACAACTATAATTTAAGTTAGTATATAATATGCGAAGGTCGAGTTTATATAATCGTACCGCTATAAAATAACGGTTCAAATATAATTGAGTTGCCAAAATTTTTAAGGAGGTTTCTCTATGCAACTCAATTACTATGTCCTTGGTCAAAGAATCCAAAAAATCAGGAAGAACAAGCGTATCTCCCAAGCGGTGCTGTCCACCATGATCGACAAGTCCGCTGGATACATCAGCTATCTCGAGTGCGGTACAAAGGTTATGAGTCTCGAAACTTTTGTTGGCATCGCCAATGCGCTGGAGGTGTCGACTGATACGCTCCTGAACAGGCAGCTCACGGGTGCGACTGAGATGTCTAATGCCGAGGCGCAGAAAATCTTCGCCAACTGCACCCCGTATGAAACCTATGTCCTGTTGGATGTGCTGAAAACAACCAAGAACGCTCTACGCTCGCACCACCATCTCCTCAAGGATGAGTGGTGATCATTTTATCAACTGAATATCAAATAGCAACAGACCACAGGTTAAGAGATTGACCTGTGGTCTGTTGCGTGCAAAAAACGATTATGTTTTCGCCCAAAACGATTATGATTTGGGCTTTTGCGAGATTTTTCGTTCTATTGATGCTATAATCCGGACAAGTAAGAAAGGACGAAGATGTATGGTCTATTACACCGGCGATATTCACGGCAACGCGAAAGCGATTGTTGCTTTTGCGCAATACTTTGAACTCACGGAATCAGACACAATCGTCATCCTTGGTGATGTCGGAGCGAACTATTACGGCAACAGGCGGGATCGGTATTGCAAAGATGCGCTTGCCAGAATAAAGCCAACCGTCTTCTGTATTCACGGAAACCACGAACGGCGTCCAGACACTCTCACGGGCTATAAGCAGAAAGAATGGAATAGTGGCCTTGTGTGGTACGAGGATGAGTATCCGAACTTACTCTTCGCCAGGGACGGAGACATCTTCACTATGGAAGGGACCCGGCATCTGGTCATCGGCGGCGCTTATAGCGTAGACAAATACTACCGACTGGAAAACGATCTGCTGTGGTTTGCTGATGAGCAGCCCTCGGCAGAAATCAAGACATATGTGGAAGATCAAATCACGAAAAACAGAATTGACATTGTTCTCTCTCATACCTGCCTCTATAAGTACGAACCGCGGGATGCGTTTTTACCCATGATCGATCAGAGCACGGTTGATGACAGCACAGAGCGATGGCTTGATGGGATAGAAGAAAAAGTGGATTATAAGGCATGGCTTTGCGGACACTGGCACATAGAGAAGCAGATTGACAAGCTTCGCTTCCTGTTCCACGATGTTGTGTCACTGGAAATGATAAAGCGAGGTTTCAAATGAGTCGTTTCAAGAGCAATCTCTACACTATTGAGCGCCGAGTATGGAGAAACCACAAGCTGTGCTGGATTCAGAACGATGACTTCACTCTCTTTTCAGGACATCACAAAACGAAAATCAAAGAGGAAGATCTCCCAGAATGGTATGTCTTTGGCAGATACTATAAGCTGTGGGGCTTCCTCTCCACAAAAGGTATTACCGACTTGCAGTACATCCCGAACCTGTGGATCAACCACTTCCTGAAAGATGACTGTCTCCTGATCTCTTATGGCGGTAAAATCGAGGAACATCCAGACAGCATCGGTTTTGAAAAATACAGCGGCGTTGATGAGCGTGTGTGGGGCAACGAGATTCTCGATGTGCTGAAAGGCGCCAGGATGTTCTCGGAATATGATATCGCCCCTATCATGGAACAGATCCGTGAGAAGCAGCACATTCTCATTGAGAACTACCCGGACGAGTTCGGGCCCCACAAGTGGAGTTTTGATCTCGATAAATGGATGGCAGAAGAGTACCACTCAGGTCGCCCAACCTATTACAGCAAAGCCATCACAGAAAAGAGAGAAGCAGAGCTGCGAGAACTATATGACAAAAGAGGACAGACAAATGGATGAATGCCAACACGCAATGGAGGAACTCCGCAATATAGTCGAGGGGATCAGCAACCTGCGAGACACAGCATACGCGCACTACTCTTTATTGGTCGAGCGGGTGCTGAAGGATCAAATCACCGACGAGCAGCAGTTAGAACAAATCATGGATGGCCTCTGCGATTTCTGCGATGAGATCCGCTTCATCGATCTTTATCGAAGCCTCTGCCGACATATTTACTACCAGTATCCGCAGCTCGTGGGAGAGCATGTGGCTCTTTTCCGTGCGCTGTTTGAGGGACCCGATGAGAACTGATTTGAGAGAAGATGTATGGAGGTAACCTTCAGTGAAGGTGGCAGATACAAGTTTGCCTGCTACCGCCTCACATATGAAGAAAGCAAGTCTCCAGATAGGATTGCAAAGATCAAAGCCAATCTTGCCTCAAAAGGGAAAGATGGGTATTCCATTGCAATCACTTATGACGCATCTCCCACCCCACCAACGTGGGACACATTCGCCAATTCCTTATTATGTCTGGACAGAAGACTTGAGATGTGGAAGCTAATGCAAGAGAGTTGGCTACATCACAAAGCGGTCGAAGCGCAGAAAGGAGTGAGTAAGATGAGCACATCATATTTCATTTTTACGGAGGTTCTGGCAAATGATCAGTGGCATTGTATCAACCCCCAAGTGATGAAGTTGCTGCCTATCGAACATCTCATTCTTGTTCCAACGCTTCGCTCGGACAGCAGGTATCAGTTTGAAAAAGCATACCGGCAGCTTGAGTACGATGGACACCCGTTCACAGTAGACGAAATGTCAAGAAATTTACAGGCATCGGTGAACGACTGGCTTACCCCAGAGGACAGTGTCCGAATTGCCGTTTGCTACGATGACATCTTGAAGCTACTGAACACTTCCGGCAAAGAACATTCTGCATTTGCTCTTCGATCTGAAGTAGCGGCCTTTCAGAATGATGAATCCGATAGTATTTTGGACTTCGTCTCAGTAGACGAATATCGGAAGATGGAGGATGAACTCAAGAAGGCTTATCAATATTTCGAATGGAATGACCGCTCCGGTGCGTATCGCTATTATGAGGAGATCCAAAAGAAGGTCGCCGCACAGGTCAAGGATTGGAAAGCGATAAACCCTCGGGCAGAAATCACCTCTGTCCGAATAATGCTTTTTTCAACCTAAAGGAAAACACACAGGAGGGTTTCAGATGCAATCGAATAAAGAATCGAACCAAAAGCTGATTGAGCGATTTCCGTTTCTTATGCCCCGTAACCGCTGGACAGGAGAAGTTCCAGAGGATTACGACTATTCCTATACGGAACTGGATTCCATGCCTGACGGCTGGCGAAAGGCTTTTGGGGAGCAAATGTGTGAAGATATCCGTGAGGAATTGGCACATGCCGAGTATCTCGACCAATACCGTATTTCCCAGATCAAGGAGAAATATGGAACGCTCTGTTGGTATGACTTTGGCTGTACAGAGCGGATGCTCCGTGACATCATCCCCAAATATGAGCACCTATCGGCGAGAACTTGCATCAGATGTGGGAACCCTGCAACAAAGGTTTCTACTGGCTGGATCAGTCCCTACTGTGACACTTGTGCTGGAAAAATCAGTCATGCCGAGAGATTTATTTCCATTGGGGAATGGCTTGATAGAAGCAGCAGTGAAGTAACATCGAAAAGGAACCTAAATGAAAAAGATACCCACTCTCTTTGAACGAAAATTTGAAAACCATCGAATTGTCAGAATACTGCCAAATATCAGCCCTGACCTTGCTTGGGTCATGGCCGGCGAAGGCGTTGCTACCATCAAATGGGACGGTGCCTGCTGTGCAGTCATCAATGGTGTTTTCTACAAAAGATACGATGCAAAACATGGAAAGCCCGTCCCGTCTAACGCAATCAAGTGTCAGGAGAACGCAGACCCTGTCACTGGCCACTTGCCTTGTTGGGTACCTTGTGACCGAACTGCAACCAGCGATAAATGGTTCTGGGATGCGTATGACAGAATGGGAATTGTACCGGATGGAACATATGAGGCCATCGGCCCGCATTTCAGATCTAATCCCCACAACCTTGATACCGATATTTTCAAGCCCCACGGGAAAGACATTGTTGAACTGGATCGGAGCTTCGAGGGCATCCGCACTTATCTGGAAACCCATGTGATTGAGGGGATTGTCTTCTGGAAAGATGGACAGCCTTGGTGCAAAATCAAGCGCACGGATTTCGGACTCCCGTGGGGGAGATGATTACCTGAAGAAAAATGGTAGGTACCACCCATGAGAGAAAAACCGAGATATTACCGACTGGAACTGGATGACTATTCTGCTGCCGCTTTTACCAGTTTCGGAAAATACTATTACGGTACAACGGAGGACTTTCGTTGCTTCTTTAGAGAGCTCACCATTGATATGGCTCTGAAGAAACAATTTGGGGATCTGATATCTAGATTCCAGTCCTTCGAAGAAGGGCAGCAAAACATCAGCCACTACATTGCTTACAGGAAGATACCGTTCCTCGTTCCCGCGCATCTGCTCCACAAGGAAACTGTCATCTTGGAGAATTACGAATGGGAGCACACTAACACATGGGGCTTACCCTACTATATGCGCTGTGACAAAGTCGAATCGGAACATCTCTGGTTTGCTTGTGACGGAGAATACTGCCGCACAGTCAAAGCTGTGTTTTCAAAATTGCAGTATGCTGGGGATGTCGGTCAGTGGAAGCATGTGGGAACAATGCTTTGGGGATTTCCGTGCATTCTCGCTGGGAACCAATTTGGCTTCCGGAATCGGTTAGCGGAATCGGAGAAGCAATTTAAGACCATGGAGGAAGTCCAGCAGGATTGGGAGGTGTTTCTCAAAAGCCCAGATCCTGACTATTCGGAGTTTTGCAATGACATCTTTGGTGATGGCTGACACCATAGGGGGATTCCATGAAAGAGAAATATCAAATCAGATCTCAAGGAAGCAACCTGACAAAGTATCTAGCAGAACAAGAATCGATGAACACTGGCAGGTCTTTCTTCGGCTGTGTCTTCCACTTTTTTGACACTTCATATCATCCAAGCACAAAGGACGAGATCATAATAAACTCACAGAAAAAGAGATTTATATCTTCATACCTAGAAAGCAAAGGCCAAACGGAGGTATGCAGCATGGGCAAATGGCTTGGCTACATGGTGGAACTGTACCACGATGGTCAATGGTACAACATCGACCAGTGGCATCGACACGCAAATGGACAACTCAGACACCACTTTCTGTATACTGCGCCGGAACGAGATATTCTCTCTAGTGCACATGATGAGCTGGCTCTTAGTAGAGAGAGAATCTGCTTTTCTGACCTGGCAGCAGAAACCCAGGATATCATCTGTGCAGAAAATCCAGCTTTCGAACGCAGTACATTCGACTCGTGGGATTTCTTCATTTGGGGCAGCTTCTCTGATTTAGAGACACTGCTGCAAAAGCTCGCTGCAAAAGAAAACGATAAATGCATCTCAAAGGACTTACTCGAAACACTGATCTTCATGATTCGAAACCAAGTCCAGATTTTCCAACAAACCATCCCGTACTCCGTGGCTGATAGGTCATCGGAAATGCCAATCAGGATTATTATCTGTGAATTGTGATTTTTTGATAGCTATTCGCTCCGAAATATGGTAATTGTTCGTGTTACAAAGAAGGAGGTGGAACACCATGATTTATGTAATGTCTGATATCCATGGACAAAAGCGGCGCTTTGATTCCGTCATGAAGCAAATCAACCTGCAGCCGGATGACACTCTTTATATCCTTGGGGATGTGATAGATAGAAATCCAGATGGCATCAAAATCCTTCGCCAGATTATGGCGATGCCAAATGCCAAGATGCTTCTGGGTAACCACGAATTAATGATGATGAATGCTCTCTACTACCCTCCCCCAGAAGATGAGGAGTGGCCCGACCTCTACTACGGGCCCAAGCTGTCTCTGTGGTATAGAAATGGTGGCCAGATAACGCATAATTATCTGAAGCATATAAAGAAAACCATTCGTCAGGAGATATTCGAGTATCTGGAGAAGTTGCCTTTAAACATAGAACTTACTCTGAACAATAGGCAGTTCATTCTGACCCACGCAGCGCCTGTCGAGCTTTATGAAACCTACGGCCATAAATATGAGTGTGAGCGAGACTTTGCCGTCTGGATGCGATTTGACAGTTTCCCTGTTCTGGAGGACTGCACAGTCATCTTCGGACACACGCCAACTATCCGTTTCCAGTATGATAACCCAATGGCAATATGGGATGTAAAGAGCTGGATTGGAATCGACTGCGGCTGTATGCTCCCTGAAAAGGGTGACCCTTGGTCAGGAGCTCTTGGAAGACTGTCGTGTCTCCGACTGGATGATATGCAGGTCCTTTACTCTGAGGAACCTCAATATGACAATCTCAAAATATCGGAGGAACAGCATGATGGATGATGGCAAAGTTACGATTACCATAGAAATCGATGCAGAATTGCTGGCACAGGTAACCGAGGTGCTAAAGCCTTATGGCCTCACGCCGGAAGAAGCCGCGGTGCAGTTCTTTGAATACTGTGCCGATCCAAAGACACAAGGCCATGCGATTGAACTTCTCAAAATATGGAAAGAAGAACAAGAACTTTTGGAGAGGAATGGTGCCAATGCTAAGTAGAGAAGGATTCTGCAAAGCGCTCCGGATGATAAGAGATCAAGAGTCCATTGATGAGCAGTTTAGTAAAGCGCTCAATCTGGTTGGCAATGGTCACTTTGTATTCGGTACCGAAAACAAGTATCTTCTGGCTCTTAGAGATGTTTTGAAAGAAGCGGTCAATGACCAATACGACTACATCGATTGGTGGCTGTATGAAGCAGCCGATGACTTTGAGATATGGGAAGCGGATTGCACCATGAAGTATTGTCTCAAAGAGCCCGAAGCGCTGTATGATTTTATAACCGGTACGCTAAAGCCTGTCCCTGTATCTTCCGGAGAAAGCACATCACAGCAGGAATAAGGGGATGTCAAAATGAAAAGACTGCCGCCACTATCCGAAATGGAACGCATCGAGCAAATACTGCTCGTCGAAAAACTGGATGAAATCCTGAAACGCATTGACAACGAGGACATCGGCTTCGTAATAACAGAAAACGGCCTGCCAGATATGGTCCTTATACCTTTCCGCTGGTTTGCCGAGAACTTTCCGGATGAAGTGCCTGACGGCCTATAAACGACTGGTTTCAAATTGAGATAGATTCTGCCGTTGAGGAGCCGAAGAAAGATGGATGAGAAGTTTAATAGAATACCCGTCAGTGTCATCCATTTTGATAAGGATGGCACAGTCACTGATGTAGAGGATTACAACCTCGATAAAGTCGATCCTGCTTTGTGGGCGCTCGAAGGTCTGGCTGCAGCACTGCTCCCTGTCATTCGCGAGTTCTATACGCGCGAAGAAAATGTTCAAGCATTTGAGGCGTGGCTGAAAGATCGGGAAAGTGATCCTCAAAAACACAGCAAGCGGAAATAAGCGCAAAGACGGAAATTGGAGATGAGAGGCTGTATCTATTTTGGTCACTCTTAAAAATCCCTCGATTCTTCTCTATCACGGGAAATTGTAAGCAAAAAATATGGCTGAAACAGCCCAAAGCCGCTTCAGCTCTCGATTTTTCCTATTTTCAGCATGCATCTAAATTGGTCACGCATCACAAAGAACCGCAGCCGAAAGGTTGCGGTTCTTTCTTTTTGGTGCATGATTTAGGCACTTTTGACGCAGAAAAGTTGCATTTGCGTTTTCGTAGAATACGTTTTACCCCTAAGTTTACCCCAATTAAAAGTTTTACCCCTTAACGGGGACAAAAGCAGCTCCGCCGATGATGAGATCGACGGAGCTTTTTTCATGCCTTTTTGAGATTTTCAAAATAGCCCTGCATCCGGGCGGCACTGTCCTCCTTCATGCGCTCTGAGACGTGGCCGTAAACGTCCAACGTAAAAGCCGCGGTCGCATGACCGAGGTTTTCTTGCACGGTCTTCACGTCATCGCCGTTTTGCAGGGAGAGCACGGAGAAGGTGTGGCGCAGATCATGCACCCGGGCGTCCGGCGCTCCTGCGTTGGCTGCGATCTTCTTGTGATGCGCATAAAGTCGCTGTGGGTGCAGGTGGTCGCCGAGCACATTTGTGAAAACAAGCCGACAGGCGGCATACTGCTTGGCGGGGTCTGTCCAGTCCTGCCAAAGATCACCGGCCTGTAAACGCCTTTGCGCCTGCTTAGAGCGAACGGCGCGCAGCATATCCATGACGAAGGGAGCGGGGCGCAGGATGCGCGTCTTGTCGTTTTTGAGGGTGGCAAACTGGAAACCGCCGGCCTCGGCGGGGCGTTTCTGCAACTGCTTGCAAATTTTGAGCGTGCCTTTCTTGAAGTCGACACAATCCCATGTCAGCCCCAGTGCTTCAGCTTCACGCAGGCCGGTAAAGAGAATTACTTTCAGAATATCTCCATAATCGTTGTCGGCATCCGCTGCGGCGAGATAAGACTTGACCTGTTCGTCGGTAAGCGGCATGATTTGTGCTTTCTCGACGCGGGGGAGGTCTACCATGTCGCACGGATTGCGTGCGATGTAGCCCACCTTGACGGCCTGTGAAAGGGCTTTTGTCAGAACGCCGTGAACATTGCGCACGGTCTTTGCGTTGAGCGGTGCGGTCTCCGTGACGGCGACGCCGTCCTTTTTGATGATCTTGCCCTGCTTGTCCCGTTTGGGAACAATGCGGCCATTGGCGAGCAGATCGTTGTAAAAGCCCTGGATGATATGCGGCGTGAGTTTGGTGAGTTTCAC